TCAGAAGAAGAAAAACAGTTGTTGTTAAAAGTAAAAAAAGAAACAGGAGAAGATGTCCAAATATGGGCAGCAAGATCGATTGCCAAAGTTTTTGACAAGCTTTCCCTGCCTTATAACAGAACTGCAAAAACACAAGCACCTTCCTTTACTAAAAATTTCTTACAAGTGCATAAGCACCCGTTGGTACAATGTATAGCAAAAGCTAGAGAAATAAACAAGGCTCATACTACATTTATTGATACGATTATTAAGTACCAATACAAAGGTAGAATACATGCAGATATAAACCCCATTAGAGGTGATAGTGGAGGCACGGTAACCGGTAGATTTTCATACTCGAATCCAAACCTCCAACAAATACCAGCGAGAAACAAGCAGCTAGGGCCAATGATTAGATCATTATTTATACCAGAAAACAACCACAAGTGGGGTTGTTTTGATTATTCACAACAAGAACCACGTTTAGTTGTGCATTACGCAGCCACTAAATTTAAAGGAGATGAAGAAGTTACAGAAATAGTAGAACGTTTTCAAAACAATACAGTAGACTTCCACCAAACTGTTGCAGATATGGCTAACATATCTAGAACACAAGCTAAGACAATTAACCTTGGATTGTTTTATGGTATGGGTAAAGCAAAGTTACAAGCAGAATTAGGTTTGTCTACAAAAGACGAAGCAACAAAACTATTTAATAAGTATCATGACAGTGTGCCATTTGTAAAAGATTTGATGGATGCAATATCAAGAGACGGTTCTGCATTTGGTTACATTAAAACATTTGGGGGTAGAAAATGTAGATTCAATAAGTGGGAGATAGCAGAATGGAACAACGGCAAATTTACTCCACCTATGAGTAAGGCAGATGCAGAAGCAGCATATTTTGAAAAATATCCTAAAGCTACAAAAGCAAATATAAGAAGGGCTTTTACATATAAAGCCTTAAATAAATTAATACAAGGTTCAGCAGCAGATATGACCAAACAATCTATGTTAGACTTATATCGAGAAGGTATTGTGCCACACATACAAATACATGATGAACTCGATATTTCTGTAGAGTCAGAGTCGCAGGCTAAAAAAATTATTGAGATTATGGAGAATGCTGTTAAATTAAAAATTCCCAACAAAGTTGACTATGAATTAGGAGACAACTGGGGAGAAATAAATGGATAATAATTATGGCTTACTTAAATGCAAATATTCCTGTACAATACGCACAAATAAAAAAGGAGTATTTATATGACCTTAAAA